CGCTGACGCTGACGCTGCCGCTGCCGCTGCCGCTGCCGCTGACGCTGCCGCTGCCGCTGTCGCTGACGCTGCCGCTGCCGCTGCCGCTGACGGGGCCGCTGTCGCTGCCGCTGTCGCTGTCGCTCCGAAGTACGGCACCAAGGCGTACTGGGCGTGGCGCTCGGACCTCCGTAGCAAGGTCTACGCGGCGGTGCGTGAGCGCCTGACTGTTGTCTACGCCGAGAAGTTCGCGGAGGCCGGCGTCCCGTCGTTCAAGGGGTCGGCTATCGAGATCCTTGACCGGATGGTGTCGCTGTGATTCTCCAACTGGCAGCCCTGCTCGGGATTGTCGCCATCGTTTACCGGCGTGAGCATCGCGCCTACCGCCGCCACCAAGCCCGCGCAGACGTCATCCGCCGCAACAGGCCCAGGCTCCCGTGAAGGCCCGCGAACGCCACACCGAACTCCTGCTCGCAGCGATCCGCGCCGACGCCCTAGCCGATCGGATGGACGACAAGAACTTCCGCGAGTACGTCATCGAACTGAGCGAGAACCTGGATCTGCCTGACCGGCGGTTCATTGTTCTCCCTGGTGGCGGGGACGCCGCCTGATGGTCTTCACGGTCCTGCTCTGGATGGCGCTGATCGTCGTGTGCTTCATGCCAAGGCGGTCCCGGTGATGGCCACTTACACCGTCACGGAGATTCGCAACCAACGTCCGTGGCCGTCCCAGGAAGACCTCCAAGTTGTCTACTACGACTTCCTGGTTGAGGGCGAAGAGCGGATCGTCAACGTCGGGCGCAAGCCCACCAATCCGCTGACCGTCGGCACGGTCCTTGAGGGCACGCTTGAGGCTGCGGGTGGTGCGCGTGGCGGCTTGAAGTTCGTCAAGTCCCAGAACGGATTCGGCGGCGGTGGCGGCGGTGGCGGTGGGCGTGGTGGCAAGTCGCCAGAAGAGTCGGCCCGCATCACGCAAATGCACTCGCAAGACATGGCCCTGCGCTACGCCGAGTTGCAGCACACACGCGGTGCCCTGCCCGAGACCTTCAACCTTGAGCAGCTCTTGGTGATCGCCGGCAAGTTCACGGCTGACGCGAAAGCAGCGAAGCCGTGAGTAATCCGTCAGGACTCTGCAAGTGCGGTTGTGGTGGCGCGACACGGCTCTCGCATCAAGACAATCGCAGGTGGGGTCACGTAAAAGGCCAGCCGCGTGATCATCTCGAAGCTGTCACGCAAAGCGAGAACGTCCTGCGTGGCTACCGAGCGCGGGCGGTGGCAGCGTGAGCGTTTACGTCCACACGAACCGTGCGCTGTCACGACTCGCGAACCTCACCTGCGCCCTTGAAGACTGCCAGGCGTTCGCCGAGTCCGGTGAGACTGAACTGCTGCTCAGGTCCGCCCAGATCGCCCGTGAGAACGCGACAGCCATCCGTGACGCCCTCGACCAGATCGAGCGTCAGCTTCCGACCACGGAAGACGTGGCGGTCGCATGAGCCGCAACTGGGAAGCGTGGGACCAAGAGATCGAAGAAGACCTTGAGGACTACTACGCCGGCAAGACCGACCCCCCGCCAGGCCACCCGGACGCGCTTGCTGAGGCCGCGTTGGAGGAGGAGTCGCACGCCCGATTCGGCCCCCCGGAGAGCACGTTCACGGTGCCGCCGTGTCCTGACCGGGTGCCCGACGAGACACCGGCACCACACCGGACGGGCAGCGACGAGTACGACCCGTTCACTGAGTACCCCAGCTTTGCGTCGGAGATGGGCGCATGAGTTCAACGTTCCTAGGGCCGCTGCTCCTTGAGCAACCGTTGGCAATTGACGAGGCCCGTCGCGCCTCTCACGCGCTTGCACAGCAGCGCAGAGCGGCCGAAGGCGAACTCGATCGTCTCACGCGGGAAGCAGCAGAGGCCGAACGCATCGCTCGCAAGGAACTCGCCCGCTCATTTCTTGTCGCTGAGGGTGACACCGCGGCGATGCGCGAGGCCCACGCCCGCTCCTTGGCTGCTGACGCCTTCTACAAACGTGACCTAGGTGTCGGCCTTGTGAAGGCGTGCATTGAGCGACTCAGGGGTCTTGAGGGTGAGCGCGCGCAGCTTCGTCAGCTCTCGGATTGGTCGATGCGGATGAGTCTCGATATGCCGGTGCTGGCATGAGCCTTGAGCGGCGGATACCGCTACGAGCGCAACCGCGCGCTAAGGGCAATCGTGCTGAGCGCGAAGTCATCGACCTTTTGCATGAGTACGGTTGGAAGAGCGCTAGGCGCAACTTTCAATCCGGTGGGCAGGGTGGCGGCGACATCATCGCCGGCCCGACTGATGTGCATGTTGAGGTCAAGCATCGCGAGCGCGCTGCGATCTGGGAGTGGATCAGTCAGGCTGAGAGCGAGGCGCGCCCGACCGACATTCCGCTCGTCGCGTTTCGGCGCAACCGCTCTCAGTGGTATGCGGCTGTTCCGCTTGATGAGTTCCTGGCTCTCGTGAAGCTGCGGGAAACGGGGGCATCAGCTGTGAAAACTAACCAACCAAAGGTGCAATAGCTATGGAAATCTCGTTGCAGGACGTTCTCGCGCTCGCCCATTCAGGAGAGGTAGCGGTTCCGAACCTTGTTGGCAAGGCGTTCTTCTTCCGTACGGTGACCTATCACATCGTGGGTCGCGTCGATGAGCAGTACGGCAACATTCTCAGGCTCGGTGATGCGGCATGGATTGCCGACTCGGGACGGTTCACACAGGCGATCTCCGAGGGCAAGCTGGACGAGGTCGAGCCGGTGGATGTGGCTTATGTCAACCTCGACTCCGTGACCGACTTCTACCCGTGGAACCATGCGCTTCCGCTGGAGCAGAAGTAGTGAACGCCGCCGTAAGAGGGTCGCGGTCGCGGTCGCGGTCGGGGTCGCGGTCGTGGTCGCGGTCGGGGTCGCGGTCGGGGTCGGGGTCGCGGTCGGGGTCGGGGTCGTGGTCGGGGTCGTGGTCGGGGTCGCGGTCGGGGTCGTGGTCGGGGTCGCGGTCGTGGTCGCGGTCGCGGTCGGGGCCGCTGTCGCTGTCGTGGTCGGGGTCGCGGTCGGGGTCGCGGTCGTGGTCGTGATCCAGCGTCAGCGTGTCCTGGCCGCTCTGCGCCGTGCCGGCCCCGGCGGGATCACCCAAGTCAGTTTCCTCGGGCCGTTCACCGCCGATGGTGGTCCGCCGATCACGCGGCTTGCTGCCCGTGTCGGTGAGCTTCGCGATGAGGGCTATGAGATCGTTCAGACGGGGTTGCGGGACAAGTGTGCCGTCTACGTGTTGAAGGGCGCTGTCGCGGCTCCTGTGCGTGTCGCTGAGCCCGCTCCAGAGAAGCCTGTGGGGTTGTTTGACCCTGCTACTGCGAGCCGCCCTCTGGGTGCGTATGACGATTACGACGCTGATGCCGCGTGAGTTGGGTCAAACTCGATGACGGGTTCGAAACCAATCCCAAGATCGTTCGCGCTGGCAACGAAAGCGCTGGCATCTTCTGTCGCATCCTCGCCCACTGCGGGCGCCACCTTACGGACGGCAAGATCGTCTCAGAGGTCGCTGTCTCTATCGCTGGCTCCAAAGCCAAGGTTGACAAGCTCGTGGAGATCGGCCTGCTGGAAGTCCTCCACGACGGTCGGTACCACGTGCGCGACTTCCTCGAGTTCAACCCGTCAGCAGATGAGGTTGAAGGGAAGAGAGAGGCCAAGCAGCGCGCTGGACGTGCTGGTGGTCGTGCTTCAGCTGATGGCCGAAACGGAAGGCAAGCACATGGTTAGCACCTGCTGGCGGTTTGCTTGGCGTTTGCTTGCAGAAAGTTTCAACCCCGTCCCGTCCCGTCCCGTTCCCGTTCTCTCTCTCGAGGTTGGAAGACGTTTCTTTTCCTCCTTGATGAGTAGTTCGTTGCGGGCGCGAGCGCGGCGCGTCACTGGTCAAGTCGCATGAGCCGCTCGCTTCCTCTTGCCGCGTCGGCCCGGACGCTCGAGCAGCGAATGGCCGCGCTCGCAACTGCTAATGAGATCCGGTTCTACCGCGCCCAACTCAAGCGCGACATCGCGATCGGTGAGGTTGATGCGTTGGCGATCCTTCGCCGCCCAAATCAGAAGGTCCAGACGATGAAGATCTGGGACCTACTGCGCGCCATCCCCGGCGTCGGCGTGACGAAGTCGAGCGCTGCGCTTCGCAAGGCTGGTGTGTCGCCGTCGAAGACGCTTGGCGGCCTGACTGCCCGTCAGCGGCGTGAGCTTGCGATTCATGTGCGGCCCCGGTTTGGGTTGGTCGCGCAGCGCCAGGAGCGGCTGGAACGGGAACGGCGGGCGGTATGAACGTCATCGGCCTTCCCGTCCCCGAAGCCGAGCGGTACGTCAACCGCCGGCAGCTCGCGACCCTGATGGGCGTCAGTGTCGCCACCGTCGCCGCTGAGTTGTACCGGCTGCGGACCCTGGGGTTCGAGATCCCCGCTGCCAACTACAACAACGCGAAGCTGGCTGAGTCTCGCGGCTTTTCGCCAGAGGCCGTTGTGCTGGGCCGGTCTCTTGCGGAGCGCGGCATCACCCCGGCCAGCTTCGCTCTCGGTCAGGAAGAAGCGTGAACGATCTGCGCGATGCGCTGGTGGCTCAGGCCGGCGATCTCGGCGATTGCCCGGTAGGTCATGCCGGACGCGCTCGCCTCGCGGATCGCGGCGTCACGGGCTGCCTTGGCATCCACGTAGCGCGCGGCGGCCCTGGCGAGTGCCTTGGCATGGTCAGCCATAAGGCCAGTCTAGGAAACTTGACAAGCCCATGCAAGTCGTCTATAAAACTAGATATGGACATCGGGACTCGGTACATGCAGATCAACGCCGCTGGCGAGAACGTTCGCAAGGTCGCCATCGTGGCCGTCAACGACACAAGCGTCACCGTGCGCGCCCTGTACGGCCCCCTCAAGGGCACCACGTACGAAGTCGCCCCCAGCCTCCTCAAGGGACGGGGGGCAGGTCTGATGCTGCCGCTTGGCAAGCGCAAGGACGGCAGCACCGTGGGGCCGTCGCCTGCCCAGCGCGGCGTCAACGCGCGGCGCGCAGCCCGCTACCCGCTGCGCAAGGTCGTCGAGGCCGGGATTGGCGCGGACCCCGAGCGGCCCTACGCCGATGTGGACGTGTTGGAGTGCGGCCACGTCCTGAGCGGCGCGAGCGACATGGTGGGCCGTCGCTATCCCGAGCGCAGGCGTTGCCACAGGTGCGAGGTGCGCCCGTGCCCCCACCTGTGGGAGGAAAAGTACGTCGTAGGCGGCGGCACGGTCGAAGTCTGCCCCGTCTGCGGCGAGCAGCGCGAGCCCGTCCCTGCTTCCAAGGAGCAGCAGAGCTAATGGGCCACTTCTTCCACGATCCGAAGGTGGACAGCCGTTTTTATGAGGCCGCTGCACATGCGGTCTACGCCGCTCCCGGCTATGCCGTCTTCCTTGAGGGCCACACCGACGGCAAGCGGCAGCTCGTCGCTATCGACCCGGACCACGTCGATGAGGTCTGCCGGCGTCTTCACCAGGCCAAGCGGTACGCCAACACGCCCGCTTCCAGCACGAGGAACCAGCCGTGAGCCTGAGCGCCATCGTCCGCGCCGCTGCCGACGACCTCGCCGCCCTGGAGGAGCGGTGTCAGGAACTCGAACGCCTCAACGATCTTCTCCTAGAGCGCATCGACGAACTGGAGGCAGGCAGCGTGGAAGAAATCAGGCAGGCGTACCGCAAGGGCTACCGCGCTGGCTGGGGCACCGGGAAGGCCGGGAGGGACGCGGAAACCGCACCTGAGCGCCACGCCCGGACTGGCATTCGCCGGGCGCTAGGCGTAGGATCACCGCACAACACAAATCGGGGCCGCGCTGCGCTAACAGCCGGCCCCACGGCAACAGGAGGTTGGTCCTGATGCAGGCAGAGCGTAACCGCTACGCCCACACCCAAGACGCGCACTACCGCGAGTGCGTCCAGAAGGCAATCCGCCAGCTCGAAGCCGCGCTGAGCGCGACCGCGATTGAGCACTACGCAGCCGAGAAGCTGCACAACGCGAGCACCTGGATCGACTGCGCCCGCGACCGCTTCGACCATCTGCATCCGGGGGTGCGCGAGCTATGAAGACCGTCCCCGAGCTTCGCGCCGAGCTGTACGACAAGACGCAGGAGGAGTTGGAGGCGCTGTACGCCGCCGCCGAGGCCGGGAGGGAGCGTGCGGCGCAGTACGCGGAGGAGTGCGTCAGGCGGGCGGGCAACCGCTGGCTTGCCATCCACGGTCGGCTCTTCCCGATGATGGAGGCCGAGTTCGCCGACCTCGACGCGCATCCGATCCCCGAGGCCGTGCCCGTCCTCGCTTCCGAACGAAGGGACCCGTTGTGAACGCCGCAGAGTTCCGGTCGCGCCTCGGCGCCCTACACGACGAGGTCGTGGCGCTGCGTGACGCCGCTCGCGCGTATGCCGAGGAGGACCGGGTTTGGAACTACGGCTGGCAGATCGCCGCGTTCTACCTCGATCGCGCCCGCCGAGCGATAGGCACGGCCGACCGCGAGGCGCGCAAATCGGCCGATCCACGGGACGGCGTTCAGGCCGCACCGATCCCTCGAGAGAGGCGCAGGCCGAGGAGGCGGACCGCATGAAAAAGCGCACGGATGGCGTGGCTGTTCCTCTACGCCGTATCAGGGCTGGCATCTACGAGACGCCGGACGGTGAGCATCGCATCATGCGCACCGACGGGTGGGAGGGGCCCAAGGGCGGGCGGCTGTTCCTGTGGGAACACGCGCAGCGCGATGCGACCGGGGACACCTGGACCTTGGACAACCAGTTCTTCGCCACGACGAAGCGCGAAGCCCAGGCCGAGTTGACGGCTCTTCTGATCGAGAGCGTCGCAAAGACGAAAGAGGGTCACTAGTGCCTACTCGATTCGGTGTTCGCTCAGGCGGCGTCCACGATGGCCGCAAGCTGCGGAAGGTCGTCGGGACCGTGTTCGGCCCGCACCCCACGGGCCGCGAGCCGGGCCGACTCTGGGAGCTTCTGGACTGCGGACACGAAGGGCGGCCCGTCCCCGCTGACGACCGCCGCGCCACGCAGCGATGGTGCGACGGCTGCAAGAACGGCTGGCCCACGATTGCTGAGAGCGAGAAGCGTCCATGACTCTGCGAATGCAGGACCGTGTGCTTGTCGAGCTTCAACGCCGACGCTATCCCGCGACCGTCGCTGAACTTGCCGGGGCATGCGGACTGAACGAGAAGGCAACGCTCACGATGCTCAGGCGCCTGAGCGATACCCGCTGCGCCAAGCGCGACGCCTTGACAGGGCGTTGGTTCGCGCTGTATGGAGAACGAGCGTTGCCGCCGGGCGTCGCTCCTTGGAACCAGGAGGATTCGCATGATTGACACAGGCACGAAGGACATTGGTCCACTGATCGACCGCTGTCCGCAATGCGGGCAGACTGACTGCTCGCGGCTACTAGCCAACCTCATGTCGTTTTGTAGGCGGTGCAAGATCAGGTGGCTATGACGCGCGCGCTCCGCGCCGCCCTTGTTGGCCCTGCCCATGCTGCTCTTGAGGACCGCTTGGCGAAGGCCGAGGCTGAGCGCGACCGGCTGCGCGTCGTGGAGGGCGCAGCCGCCTGCGTCGTGGACACCTACCGGGGCGACGGCGGGCATGCGGATGGGCTGCGCGCCGCGATCAACGACTTGGCTGACGCTCTGTGCTGGCCTCGTGGACGATGGCCTAGCCGAAGTCCGAACGCAGGGCACGACGGGCATGTACCGGGCGCTCTACCCCTGGGCCAACACCTCGGGGGAGCAGCAGGCATGATCAACCTCTTCATGCTCAAGGAGGCGATCCATTCCACGGCCCTGTCGTGCGGCTGCGGCACTTGCACCGCTTGTCGCGCTGCTGCCGGTGACAAGCAGGCGTGGTCGCGGATGGTGGACCTGCTGGCAGCGGACCGGGCGACCCCACCGGACGCGAAGGAGTCGTCGGCGTGAGCATGGCTCGCAAGCTCTCGGCTCGCATCGGTGGACCGGGCAGCCCCGGCCCGAACCGGCACATGCCACCACAGCCTGTCCACACCGCACTAGTCGAGGCCATCTTCAACACGCCCCCGATGCCGTGGTATCGCCGCGCCGCCTCGCACGTCGCGTGGGGGCTGCGGCACCCGTACTGGGCGCTGTGCATGAACGTCGCCCGCTCGCGCCGAATTCGCAAGTACGTTCTCGACACGACTGCCCCTGCCGCACTGTCGCCGATGCTCAAGCGCATGGTGCTGGTCACCACGCCGCACGAGAAGCTGCTCGACACGCTGTGGGACGTGATCCCCCGTCGTGATGGCTGGCCCAACGTCACCCGCGAGTTTCGCGGCAGGGCGCTCGCGTTGGTCGGAAGCCGTGACGAGTCGATCTGGTGGGTCTACGAGCGCGAGCCGGGGCTGTGGTACGCGGACGAGGTCGAGACGGATACGGGCGCGTGGGGCTACTCACCGGCAGAGGCCATCGCCAACTACTACGCCGGGAACTTCGACAAGCCCGCCCCTCCTTTGCCACCTTTGGACTCGTCCGAGTGAGCTTGCAACTGGTACCCGTGTCGTTTGATGAAGCCTGCGGGTTCGTCGCCATGTGGCACCGCCACCACATGCCGCCCATCGGCCACAAGTTCTCCATCGGGGTAGCCGACGACGACAAGCTCGTGGGCGTGGCCATCGTCGGCAGGCCCGTCGCTCGCCACTACGACGACGGCCGCACGCTGGAAGTCAACCGCACGGCGACGGACGGGACCAGCAACGCAAACTCGATGCTCTACGGGGCCGCACAGCGCGCCTCATGGGCACTCGGCTACCGCCGCCTCATCACCTACACCCAGGCCGGCGAATCCGGCGCGAGCCTGCGCGCAGCTGGCTGGAAGGTCGTTGCCTCTCGCCCGCCGCGCACCGGATGGACGACTCCCTCACGGCCGCGTGACGGCAAGGGCGTGGACGGCATCGCTCGCACACTCTGGGAGGTCGCAGCGTGAGCGGCAGGATCGACGGCCCGTGGCGCTCCTGGCCGATCCTCGGAGGGCTCTACGCGGAGCGCAAGACCGGACGCCGCGTCGAGGTCATCAACGTCAGCAGCAGCGACACCCACGTCATCATCATCCGAGTGGACAACGGCTCCAACCGGCACACAAAGATCAGAGGCGAATCGCTGCTCGATGAGAATCGGTGGCACTTCCTTGGCATTAGCTACGCATCGGCATCAATCGACTCACGAACGGAGGACGCATCATGACCCAGCAGGACGCCATCCGCTATGAAGAACTGCTCGACCAGGCCGACCAGTGTCGGGCGTTGGCAGCGGACGCGCTCAGGGCCGAATCGCCAGTGGGCGTCCGCGAGTGGATGGAGGCCCATGACGCCGCACGACGAGCCGCGCACACGCTCAAGTACCCGTCAGGTGAGTCAGTTTGAGACAACTGGACGCTGACCATTGGGCAGCTCTTGCCGATGGCCTCATGGCGGCCGGCGATCGGCTGGCCGAGAAGCTACGTGAGCTAGACGACTCGCCGTGGACCGAGCAGATCTTGGCGGAATGGGCGCAGGCCAAGAACATCGAGGCGGTGCTGCCATGACACGCCCCGATCCAGAGCAAACGAGTGACGCCCACGTCGTGATAGCTCTCAACGACATAGCCGTGAAGTGCGGGCAGCCCGACTGCAACGGAGATTGGGCGCAGGCCATCGACCCCGCCGCCCGGATCGGCTGGCTCGTCTGCCCGGTCTGCACCCACGCGGCCCCGGTGACGTTTGCTTACGAACTGCTCGACCAGTACGCCACGCGATGACACGCCCCGATCCACGCGGAAGCACTCGTGCTATCTGGCGCTGTCCAAGATGCGGTGTCGAACGGGCGACCGAGTTCTCTTGGGCGCACCGTCCGCTGGGCAGCGACATCCGCACCTGTGGCGGCGACCCCGCCAAGGTGGTCGTGCCAGTAGGCCACGAACTAGTCGTGGACCCGATAGTCGTGGACCCGAGGTTCCCAGATGCGTGATGAGGCGGCGTTGGCAGCGATTGACGAGGTTCGCGCCGACCGCGATCGGCTGCGTGAGCAGCTCGACACCTATCGGACGCGCCCACTTGCCGAGGAGCGTGACCGTCTACGCCGGGCCATCGTGGAGCACCGCACGACGATTCGCAACGCTGGCACCGTTCGCGTCGATAGCCGTGACGAGGAAGCGGCGCAGGCGAAGCATGCCGCCGATCAACGACTCTGGGCAACGGTCGATGCCTAGAGAATAAACGCATGGACCTTCTTACGACTCCCGAGATCCAAGCGCGGTATGCACGGATGGTGCTGCGCGAGTACGGCACATACCTGAGGGCTGAGTAGCCCTGAGGACTACGCCTACTGGCTGAGGCTGGCACAGATGCCGGGAGAACGCCCCTAGAACGACCAAAGCCCGCCGACTGGCGACGAGCCTTGGACGATTGTCCACCGCCCATTTCAGCAACTCGTCAGGACGGAACGCTTTGCGGCACAGCCTCGACAACCAGATGCGAGCCTTGCTAGCGCAGCTCGAGCTCATCTCAGCAATCCCTGCAGCCAACTACGACACCGGCCACGGAACCGACGATGACCCGCTAGGCCGGCGGCCACCAGGCGACTACGGCTATCGAACGTTCGCTGAGATGTATGGCCCGCCATTCGCTGAACCGTCGAATGGGTGCGCGGTCACGAACGCTGAGCGCGAAGACGTGATCGAGCACGCCAGACGCGAACTGGCTCACCTACGCAAAACTGCGCAGCGTGATCCGGACACGTTCGAGACACCAGACCAGACCCGTAAGAGTTTGCTTGCCGAGACGGCTGGTTGGAGCCTTCAGGACATCGCCACAAGCCACTGGAAGCTCAGTACGACCATTGTCCGCCGGATGCGTATTGCGGACGGCAGAGACGCTGAGAGCGGCTTGTACGTCGAACTCACCGACGAGGGCCTAGACCTCGCCAGCCGTGCCCGCGAGATGAAAGGCGCCGGCATGAGCGTACGCGCAATCGGGATGGCACTCGGCGGCATCCACAGCTACCAGGTGCAACGTCTGCTCAAGCGCGTTGCATGACGTCCGCACACTTGGTAAAGTGCACAGCGCGTTGGCACCCGCACGCCCAAACGGCGACGGCCCGCTAACCCGGAGGTTCTCTTGGACTGCAAAAACTCGGCTGAGGCTGGATGCTTGTGCTGGCAGCATGCCGCCGGCCTGTCCAAGCACGCACCAGACCAGGCCCGCTACCTCACCTTTCTAGAAGCCTGCCGTCCCACCCGAGTACAACTCAGCGTCCTCACAATGGACGAACCCGTCCCACTCCTTGTCGAGCCGTGTTCTGGCGGCTATCTCTGCGACTGCACCGAATGCGACACAGAACGGGCTGCTAGGAAGCCAAGCGACCCACGGCAACCATGGCAGGCGAAAGCCGCATGAGGGTCCGCATAACCCCAGCGACCTACCTCAAGATCACTCACCACTGTCTGCACTGCGGCATGCCAGCCCACCACCACAACGGGAAGACATGCACCACCCAACTCGTCCGCATCCTGGAACTCATACGGACAAGACACGGCCTCTCCTGATGGGCAAGAGCGTCACCAGCCCACGCAAATACACCGAAGACACGCTCGAGCTCGCCCTCAACGTCCTCGCCCAAAACGGCGGACGACCCACCTACGCATCAGCCGCACTCGCCCAACAACACGGCATCAACATCCCACACCAAACCCTCAGCGAGTGGAAGCACAACTACCACCCCGACCGCTACGACCAAATCTGCACCGCACTCCAAGACCAACGCGCCGAACGCATGGCAGCCCGAGCCGAAGACGTCGCCCTCGCCGCCACCGACCTCGAATTACTACTCCTAGACGACCTACGCGCCACCAGACACAACCTCAAACCAGCCGAGGTAGCCGGCGCCGTAAGAAACGTCACCACAACCAAAACCCTGAACGTAGAGAAGGTCATCAACCCCCTCAGGAACAGACCTAGCCGCATCACCGCGATCCGCTCAGCCGACGAAATCCTGAAAGCCCTAGAAGCAAAGACCCACAACACCATCAACAGCAGCGCCCAACTCATCAGTACAGAGATCGAACCGGCTTCTGTTTCTGTCGGCGAGTAATTGCGATAACGCGCCCGAGTTGCTCTTCTGGACCCCGGTCCGCTTGGTCGATGGTATGCGCGTGATAGCAACTAACCCCACAGAACCGGGCTGTTTGCCGTGTGCGCGAGCGGTCTTGTGGGCGGCGTGCACAACCCTGAACCCTGCCGGCCAGCCCTGAAGCCTGCACACGCACAAGCCTGGGGGCGGGGATGTAGGCAACCGTTGACGCGGGCCTGCTCTTCTTCGGGTGCTTGTCTGTGGTTTCTGCTAGTAACGGCCTTGTTGGTACATGTCGTAACTTGTTGGTACAGTTGGGTGTGTGAAGGTGTGTTCTGTTTGGAAGATTATCCCCTAGAGGTAGGTAAGATCGTGGCGCATGGCAAGCAGGGCCGGTCTTGTGCAATCCCGCACTTTCCGTCCGAAGCGATCCATACCGTTGGAGGACGGTCAACGACAAGCGCCGCCCCCGTGGCAGGAGCGGCGCAAGCGAGTCAGAAGTAGAGTGGCGGGCCGAAGGGTGCTAATCCAACGTGATCGAGCCGGTGTTCTTGACGGGACGCTCACCCTCTCGGGTGGCTGGCTGACCGGCTAAATCGCGTTCCCTGCACCCCTCCCGGGGAGTACCGTTCGGAGCACAGGGTTCGACCCGTGCTTGAAGCCTAAAAACTCCATCGGACAGCTAATTAATGACGGATGCCACTAAGTCGCCGTCCGGCGATAACGCGCCCACTCAGAGGACACCGAAGGGTCATGAGATCCCGGTCCCGAAGCGGGCCGACTTCATGCGCGACTTGAAGAAGGTCGCGCCGCCTCCACCGAAGAAGTAAAGGAGACGCCATTACCCGGCCGACCGATGGTCTGCCGGTGGTCTCGGGCCTAACGGCCCATTACGACGCAAGTTCCCTTGAGTTGGAGGACGGCGCTTCCGTGCGCCTGTCCGACCTGCTCAAGCCGAAGCTGCCCCTCAGTTCTAGCCAGTCTGAACCCTCGGAACGTCGGTCCGGCTGAACTGGACGTACTTCCCGCCCTCTTTCAACTTGAAGTAGGGCAGGAACTTGGCGGCGTCTGCGTCTGAGATTGCCTGCTCGAAGACCAAAAGCTCACGCATCCCACCGTCCACGTCACGCATGACGCGGATGCCGCTCGGCGGCGTCCCCGCGCTTGCGTTCCACTGGTCGATCTGCTCCCCATCGATCCACAACTCGACGTTGGTCTCAGAGCGGCGCAGCATGACCGCTGCCCACCGGCCCGCGAGCGATGCAACATCGAGTGGCGTGACCCGAACCTCGCCGGCCACTCGGGACGCGAGAAATCCGTCATGGTCGAACGCGACTTGCAGGCTTCCGTCGAGGCTTTCAACCAGCGGGCCCGGACCATCGTCGCGGCGGAACGCGCCGACGACGGTCCAGCTTCCCTCCGAAAGCGCAAACTCTTGTGTCTCCATCGAGGTCATCAGGACGCCGCGCGCAACAGCCATCAGCGAGTACGACGACTCCGATGCGGTGGACCTGACCGGATGGTTGCGAGATGTGTGGGGCGTCTGATGCTCCGCCGCAGGCTCATCATTCCGACTATGCCAAGCGGTTTGATGTGGCTTGGCTTTGTGTGAGGTGTCACGCTGCTGTGCATACTGATACGCCGGTTCGGGTTCGTACGGGGTTTCGTTTGCCTGCCGATCTGTTAGCGGCGGTGGATGCGGCCCGGGGCGACGTGTCGCGAACACAGTTCGTGGTGCGGGCGTTGGAGCGGGCGCTGGGTGATGACTGTCCTGGGTCGTCTGTGACGCGGGAGATGTATGCGAGTCCGTTGTTGGAGCGTCAGTTGCGGGAGCCGTACATCCCGGTGTGGGAGAAACCACCTGTGTTGGATGAGGCGCAGGCCAGTGAGGTTGGCAAGGTCCGGGTGTATGGGCCAGCCGAGACGTATGGACATCTTCCGAAGTGCACTTGTGCGGTGTGTAAGCCGCCGAAGTCTTAGGTGGGGCTTGGCCCCGGGAAGGGGCTGGGATGGCCTATACGGGCTTCAATAACTTGGTTGCGAAGACGGGGATGTCGCCTGCTCTCGCAGCGTTCATTTCTCGGAAGAAGTACGGCGCTAAGGCGACCGCGAAAGCTGCTGCCACGGGGAAGAGTCTTCGGGGCGCTCCGACTGTCAAGCGGTGAGGGTTGCGGAGCGGGTTGCTGCTGCGCGCCAGGCGTTGGCTGACAACCCCGCGCTCGCGAAGGACGCCCAGTTCGTTGCTGACCTCGCCGCTCTGGACGAGTTGCTTGAGGGGAATCCTCTTCAGGGCTTTGAGCCGCATGCGGCTCAGGTCCCGTTTTTCGATGCGACGACTCGGATCATTGCGGCGTTCTGCGGCAACCGGTTCGGCAAGACGACAGCCCTGACGGTCCGGGCTCTAATCGAGTGTGTCGATGAGGAGTGCTTGCCGCCTTGGTTGCGCCGGTATAAGCGGTGGAATAAGGAGACGGCGCCCAGGGGGACGTTCGGCAGGATCGTCAACCCGTCGTTCGGGCTGCTCAACAGCGTGGTCCTTGAGGCGTTTCGTCAGTGGTGTCCGGTGGATCAGCTTGTTGGCGGGTCGTTTGACAAGGCGTTCAAGGGTGCTCCGCAGTACCGGTTGAGCTTTAGGAACGGGTCGTTCATTGAGTTCATGACTCATGAGCAGGACTTGTCGAAGTTTGGTGGCGCGGCACGCCACTTCATTGGGTATGACGAGCCGCCACCGGCGGACATCAGGCAGGAGTGCCGGTTCAGGACGATCGACTTCGGCGGGTATGAGATGTTCGCGTGCACCCCGTTGAAGGTGAACGTGGGGTGGATGCGCCGCGACATCTTCAAGAAGCGCGAAGCACCGAACATCACGGTGGTCCGCGGGTCGATCCACGACAATCCGATGCTTGACGAGCAGGCCAAGCAGGAGGCGCTGGGTGACGCCTCAGACTTGTGGCGTGCGGCCCGCGAGTCCGGTGATTTCGTTGAGATGGGCGGCCTGATCTACGCCGACTTCGAGCGGCGCATCATTCCGCAGCCTGATGGTGACCGCATCAGGGGCCTCGAGGTCGTGATCGGTATCGACCCTGGTATCAGGAATGCGGCGATCGTGTTCGCCGGCTTCGACCGGGACGGTGTCCTTGTTGTGTTCCACGAGGAGCTGTTGCAGGACAAGGTTCCGACGGATTACGCTAACGCGATCCGCGATGGTCTCGCACGATGGGACTTGAAGCAGGACAAGGCGACGTTCGTGATCGACCCGGCCGCGAAGTCGCGCAATCAGGAGAATGCTGAGACGGTGCAGTCGGCGTTGATGCGGTTGGGGATCATCACGATCAACGGCCAGAACAGCGTTGAGGCCGGCATCCAGCAGGTCCGGACCCGGATCGCGCATAAGCGCATCGAGATCAGCCAGGACTGCCGCCGGCTGCGGGATGAGGCCGATGAGTATGCGGCTGAGGATCGGACGGATGGCGAGTTCAAGCCGATCAAGACCGACCGGATGCACCTTCTCGACAGTCTCCGGTACATAGCGATGTACCAGCCGTATGACCCTGTTGTTGAGCAGGAGGCACCAGCGCAGATGCTTGGCTGGGAGCCGGACAAGGCTTTGTCTGAGAAGTATTTGACCCGTCAGCGTGAGGTTGCGCCGATGGGGTCGATGTCGTGATGGTCAGCCGTTTGCGTAGGGCATGTGCTGGCGGCGGTACTCCGCTACGGCGCGGCCCGCCTCATGCACATCTTTGAACCGGCCGATGCGCTTCTGCTTGCCGTTGATGCAACAGGAAGCTCCCCACCGCTGGCGGTCTTCCAGCCAGTGGACGCCTCGGTATCCGGACTTGTTGTTGCTGTATCCCTCCGCCGAGAAGTTCTGTCGGTTGAGGGCATCCGTTGCTGGGCGTAGGTTCTCTCGACGGTTGTCGAGGCCGTTTCGGTTGATGTGATCGGCTTGGAGGCCATCACCGGGTTGCAGGCCCAGCACCAGGCGATGTAGGTACACCGTCTTGCCGTCAATCTTCGCGGAGGCGTAGGTGCCCTTGCCGATCGCGACGATGTGCCACTTGTGGCCCTCGACTAGACGTCGGTCTGCGGCTGATACCAGCACGATGTGCTTGGACCCGTCGCGCTTGGTTATGACCTTCTCGAATGACTCCATAGCGGCAAGTTTACCGACTTAGTACCCAAAGACCTAGTGAAAGGACGTGGCCCATGGCTGCGACTAAGGCGGCAAAGGCCGCTCCGAAGAAGCCTGCCGCAAAGGCCAAGCCGGCGGCCAAGAAGCCAGTGGCGAAGCCGAAGGCCGCACCGGCCGCCAAGGCGGTCGAGCTGACACCGATCAACGATGGCGTCTCGATCGTTGTTGGTGACGCGAACGCAGTCGTGAAGATCAATGGCACGTTCGACCTCGACGGCCTCATCTCGGTCGTCAAGCAGGTCGATCATGCGCGGGCGGCGCTGTCCTGATGGCCCGCACACTGACCGAAGAAATCACTGGCTGGGGTCATTGCACGAACCCGAGGTGTGAGGGTCACGCCCAGACCGAGATCCCCGTGTTCAAGGACACGGTGGAGCACACCTACGCCGATAGCGGTGGTGATCTGCCGGGTGTCGAGAAGTCCCAGGTGTATTACCGCCCGGTGAATGATGAGGACGCAACATGCCCGGTGTGTGAGGGGCAGCGCGATGTGACGGGGCAGAAGCGTCCGGTCATCATGCCGTTGTCCGGTCACGACCAGGCCGGCCTGCTTCAGTACAAGCCGCCGGAGGTTCCTGTATGAGGTGGGTGCCGACGGCGACGATCAACCCGCACCGGTGCGCCGTCATCCCGTTTGTGTCGGCGAGCGATCCCGAAGGGTTCATTGATACCGGTAGCGAGCTGTCCGGGTTCGGCCCAGACAAGCATGTGTACGTGTCAGTGAAGGCCGTGAACGAGATGGCGTCGCTGATTGGTCGGCCGACGATCAGCCAGTTCCGTGAGGTCGTTGACTCGAACATTGCGCTTGCCTCCAAGCTTGCGGAAGTGACTGCTGAGCGTGACGGGCTTGAGGAGCGGTTCGCCGCGATCGACGTCCTCGCGTCAGCAGATTTCGTGGCTCGCAAGAAGCAGGGCCGCCGGCCAACAAAGAAGGACGAGACACCCGAGGAGGTTGTGGCCGCATGAGCGAGTCCAAGACAGGTGCGGCTACCCCGAGCACCGTTACCGTTATCGGTGGTGGTGATGGCACGAACGCCAGGACGCTGAAGGTGTCATCGTCCGGTGTCGTGTCCGTTGATGGTTCGGCTGTTACGCAGCCGGTGTCGGGGACGGTTACCGCGAACGCCGGCACCGGGACGATGGTGGTTGACACTATCGGCGGTAGGACGATCCTGTTCGCTTCGATCAGTGCTGCGTCGTCAGGCAACAACACGATCATCAGCGCGGTCACATCGAAGAAGATCACCGTCCTCGGGTACGTGCTTGTCGCTGATGGTGCGGTCACCGCACAGTGGCAGGACGGCGCCTCGGGTACCGCTTTGTCGGGGGCTATGTCGTTCGCTGCGAACGGCGGCGTGTCCGCTCATCTGGGCGGTATTCCGATGATGCAGGGCAGCACAGCCACGCTGCTGAACCTCAACCTCGGTGGGGCCGTTGGTGTGCGCGGCCACATTGCCTACTACACCGTTTAGGTGACACTTCTCCTCACAGGCGCCGGGACAGCCGTTGACACGCCCCCCTACGTGCCTGATCCAACGGTGTTGGCGCTTGGGCCGGCTTGCTGGTGGGACGCCTCAGCGTTGTCGCTGACTGATGGCACAGCTGTCGCCACGTGGGCTGACGTGTCGGGTAACGCGCGAACTCTGACACAGGCCACCGGTTCTCACCAGCCGACTTACAAGACCAACATCGTCAACGGCAAGCCGGTCGTGCGGTTCTCCGGTGCAGGCAGCGCGAAGGGCATGAAGGCGTCGGCATTCACGTTGAATCAACCGTTTTCGGTGTACATGGCCGTGATGATGGTTCAGACCGCTAGCCAGGCGAGCGTGAGCCAGGCTCGCCTGTTGGACGGCAATGCGGCCGATTCGACGGTCATCTATGAGGCCTCTTCAGGTAGCTGGACCGTGTACGGCGGAACTTCAAACGGTCCGGCTGTTACGCCGGGTACCTCCATATTTCATGTTTTGACGGCTGAGTGGAATGGTGCGAGCAGCAACGAGGCTCTTGACGGGGCGGCATTCACCACTGCGAGTACTGGTACCAATAATGCTGGTGGGTTCACGCTCGGATGCCGAGCCAGCATCACTCAGGGCACTACCTCCGATGTTGCCGAGTGTCTCGTGTTTGCTTCGCAGCTGGGTTCGACTGATCGCAGCACCGTCGAGACCTACTTGAAGAACAAGTACGCCACTCCCTAAAGATCGTTCGAAAGGAACCGCTGTGGCAACAGTCAACGGTTACGAAGTCCGCGTCATCAAGGAGTCCTAATGGCACTCACGCAAGTCAGCATCAAAGCCGGCAACCAGGCAATTCCCGTCAACGCGAGCCCCAACGGGTCGGTATTCACAAATGGTGGCCCCGACACCGTCTACTACGGGCCGACCAATGTGGTTACCAGTGCGGATGGCACATCGATTGCTGCCGCCGCTACCGCCACCCTCGTCGGCACTCAGTACCTCGTTGTCGCACCCACGGCCGGTGCCAGGGCCGACGTCCAGATCCTCGACACATACACCGGTACCGAGGAAGGCCACGTCATTGCGGACTCGCTCGAAGTTACTGGTCCGGCGGCGCTCGCATCCACGCTCGCGGTGACTGGGGCATCAACACTGACAGGTGCGGCAACGCTTGCCAGTACGGCAGCTATCGCTGGTGCCGTCACCGCAACCAAGGCGACGGGGACCGGGCTTGCTGTGACGGCGAACGAGACTGTTGGCGGCACGCTGGCTGTGACTGGTACAAGCACGCTGGCTGACACGGTGAGTGCGACGAAGGCCACCGGGACTGGTCTTGCGGTGACGGCCAACGGGACGGTTGGTGGCACCCTCGCGGTGACCGGCACCGCTTCGACCGGGGCTTTGACAAGCACAGGTGTAGCGGTCGGTGGGGCACTCACGACCGCTACGACAGGCGCATTCAGTGGCGCCGTCACAGTCGGTGGCGCACTGGGCGTAACCGGCCTGACGACCGCGACGGGCGGCCTATCGATCGCTGACGCAACCGATGTCACGATCGGCACGTCAACGGGCACCAAGATCGGGCAAGCCTCATCGAAGGTCGGATTCTTTGGGGTTGCACCGGCCGCCCAGCCGTCCGCATACACCAAGACCTACAACACGGCTCTGAAGACGATCGCGAACGCGACCGCTGCAAACGTCGTCACTACCGGTGCCGGTCTCGCCAGCTACGGGTACACGCAGGCGCAGGCCGATGCGATCCCGGTCGCTATCAACGCCACCCAGGCTGATGTTCTCGCCCTGAAGAAGGTTGTTGTCGCGCTCGTGACCGATTTGCAGGCGCTTGGTCTCGCACAGTGACGCTCGGCCTACTCATCCTGGCCGGCGGTCTGTTGGTCGCGTTCATCTGGCAGGCCCGCCGGCACGAGCAGCGCATCGACAGCCTCCTGCGTGCTCAGCAGCGTGACCGGGCGACCCCGAACCCCGACACCGCCGCACTCACCGCCACTGTTGAGAACCTCTGCCAACGCATTCAGGCACCCCAGCAGGCCGTCATCGACCACGCCCTCGCCCAACCCGTCGGCCCCCAACCAACGGTCCCGCTACCCGATGATGACAACGCGTTCTGGGTCGGCCAAGAAACCCGCGAAGAACTAGCCGACCGGCTCCTAGCCGCAGAAGTCAACGTCGGATAGCCCGTGCCGCTCGAACTACCACCCAGTGTTCAGCAGGGCATGGACCGTGGCCGCAAAAAGATGCGGAAGGGTGCCGCGTCTCGCCGGTTGTGTATGCGGTTCGAGAAGGGCGACACCTACCACTACATCGACAGCAAGGGCACCCTCAACGTCCAGAGCACGGTCACGAGTATTCAGGGTGCCGGTAAGCCGCCACACCGAATCCGCAACCGGTACAACTTCATCCGCCCCATCGTTGAGGCGAAGATCAGTGCGGCTACGCAGCGCATCCCGTCGTATGAGATCACGCCTACGACGACGGACCCCACCACCATCGCTGCCGCCTCGCTGTCGGAGCGGGTGGCGTTGTACGGGTACGACCAGTGGCGGCTCCGCAACGTCTCGCTGAAAACAGTCAAGCTCGCCATCGCTGGTGGCGGTGACGGATTCGCCCTCCCGTACTTCGACCCGAACGTCGGCCCCTATGAGGACCCACTGGACGGTGGCCCGCCCGTTGGCCGTGGCGAGATCAAGATCCTCGTCCTGTCCGGTAACGAGGTCTACTGGGAAGCCGGCTCAACGTTCGAGGAATCCCCCTGGTACGTCGTAGAGCGCGCCCGCCCGATTGATGACGTGATGCTGACCCCGGGCATCATCCCAGGGACAAAGCTCGCACCCGACGCATCCACGAACGACATCCCGTCAGACCGGGACGCCACTGACAACCTCGTCATGACGTCCGAGTATTTCGAACGGCCATCACCGAGGTTCACGGACGGCAGGTGCATCGTCATCGCGAACGGCAAACCAATCGTGGACTACCGCCTGGTTGATCCAACCTGCACGGATTGGTGGGGGCCGTACCCGTTGCAGGACCCGGACGGCACAGTCCTCGACGAACCCCTTCTCCACCGCTTGTCGTACACGGTGGATGCGGACACCGACCGCGACTTCGGGTTGGTGTGGCAGCTGATCGACTTTCAGCGCACCGCACAGGACTGCGTGGCGGGCGACACACTGGTCCAAACGGCAGAGGGCCTGCGTCCGGCCCGCGACCTTGCGGGCCAGGAGATCTCCACCCTTGCGGGCGACGGTGTCTTCCGGCCCGCAAGGTGGAACTCCTACGGCAAGAAGGAACTCTGGCGCGTCACCTTCGATGACGGCACCACAGTCGAGGCAACTCAGAACCACCGCTGGATCGTCAACCGGCGCTACGCAGGCAAGACCGAAGAGGTCACCACTCCTCTCCTCGTCGGCGAGCGCGTTCCTTACCGCTCCCTGAAGGCCCACACGCCCGTCACGGACACGCGGGACTGGTGGGCCGGTGTTCAGAACGGCTTGATGTGGGGCGACGGCACCGTCGAGCATCACAAGCGTGGCGAGCGCGAGTACGCCTACGGCTCCATCCGCCAGTACTCGAGCGATGAAAATCTTGGACTGATCGAGAGATTCTTCCCCGATACCTGCACCGAGCGCCGCGAGTACGAGGGACGGGCGTGGATAGGCGCTCGGGGCATCGATCCGGCTCTCAAGTCCGTCCCGTCGTTCGATAAGGGCATCGATTACCTGCGCGGCTTCCTTGCCGGCGCCATCGCCTCGGATGGCACTGTTAGCACCGCCGCCACCGTGAGCATCTGCCAGAGCAACCGGCAGGAACTAGAAGCCGTCGCCACCGTAGCTCGGACCGTGGGCATCATCCCGGTTGGACTACACCATCAGGCCAAGGGCAACTGGATCTTGACGCTCGCGAAGGAAAGCTTTGTCGATGGGGCCGGCGTTGACGAAAACCTGATCCTCAAGCCTTCGCACATCAGGAAGCTGTCGAAGGCCACCGCGTATCGAAGGGTGCGTACGAGGCGCGTCGTCAGCGTCGAGCCAACAGGTCGCGTAGAGGAAACCTTCTGTTGCGAGGAACCAGTTACACAAAGTTGGGTTATGGGCAGCGGCCTGATTACCGGAAATTGTGTAAATAAATTGTTAGAGTGGAAGAACCGTTGTTTGAATCCGCAGATGATCGCGGCAATCAACCAGCTGATCGGCACCCTCGATGATGTCCCCGGCGCGGTGCGCCTCTACCGGCCGATTGGTGGTTATCCGCCGCCGCAGTGGGAGACCCCGCCCCCCGTTCCGAAGGCGTTGTTCGACATTCTTGAGTGGACGATCAACGCCATGGCCCAGGTGGCATCAGATCAGCAGGTAGACCCGGCCCCGAACCTTGCCGCTAGGACGCTTGAGGCGGGGATTGAGCAGTCACAGAACCGGTGGCAGTCGTTCCTTGGTGACCTTGCCGAGTGGCACTCACGGTTGATGCGCCACTGCCTTCTTCTGGTTGCCCGGTACTACACCGAACCGCGCCTGTTGGAGCTCAGGGGCCGTGACGGGTGGGAACTGGTGCAGGACTTCCGTGGCGCTCAGCTTGAGGGGCAGACCCAGGTCCGGGTGTTGCCGAATTCGATCACTCCGATCACTAGGGCGGGGATTCAGGACCAGTTGACGTGGATCAACCAGAACTTCCCCGGGTTCCTGAACCCTGAGGCCGCGATCGCCGCGCTTGAGGCCGGTTCGATTGAGCGGTTGACGCAGTCGTATTGGCTGGATGTCGGGAAGGCGAACACGGTCATCCAGAAGATCATGGACGGCAGCGTTCTTCAGATGCCGACCCGTCAGGACACGATGCCGGACGGCTCGACGGTTGAGGATGTCTCGACGTACATGCCGGGGCCGGCGGACAACCTGAACGTCTGGAAGAGCGTGTTCGGTGACTTCCTGAAGACCGACAGCTTTGAGCGGTTGGAGCCGTCGTTGCAGGAGGTCACTAATCAGATTTGGTCGGGCATTCAGTTCCTTGAGACCCAGCGCGCCCAGCAACAGGCCGCACAGCAGAACGCAATGGCCAGCCAGTTGGGGATGGAGAACGCGGCGAAACCGCAGGCGAAGGGCATGCCCAGCCTGCCCGGTTCGTCCACGGTTCCTGCGGCCCGTTAGCAGCACAAGCTTGTAGTACCGCGAACATCCAGGTGCGAAAGCACCGTAAGGACTCGCGCCACTCGCGGCACCCCCACCTGGGGACCGCCAATAGGAAGGAGCCTCTCGCATGAGCGACGAGGAAACCACGACTGTCGAAGAGACAGCCGCCGATACCTCCACCCAGGAGACCGGCACCCAGCAGGAACAGCAGAACCAGCAGGAGACGGACTGGCAGAAGCGATATGACGACCTGCACCCCGCCTTCACACGGGCGAGCCAGGAAGCCGCGCAGCTCCGCCAGTGGCAGGAGCAGGTCCGCAACGACCCGGTCGCGCAGCGCCAGTTCCTTCAGGAGCTTGGCTATGACGTTCAGGACCCCGAGCCGGACCCGTCCCTAAACGACGACCCGGTCGCGTCCCTACAGGCGCGCCTCGATGCCATGGAGGCAGCCCAGCAAACAGCCGCCCAACAGCAGGCTGAGCAGCAGCAGATGGCTGAGGCAATGCAGGCCGGTGAGGCCCACATCGCCAAGGAGTTCGAAGCCATCGCACGTACCGATCTCGAAGACGCAGAGCAGGCGTGGATCATCAGCCGCGCACTGTCCCTGCCGCCTGACGGGAACGGCATGCCTGACGTCAAGACGGCGTACGGCGAGTTCACCGCTCTTGAGGAGCGGATCGCTAAGCGCCGCCCCGTCAGGCCAAACCCGACACACCGCGTCTCACCGAACGGTGCGGCCGGGGAATCAGTGCCCGACAAGGCCACGCATGACGGCCGTGTTGAGCACATGCTCTCGCAGCTTCAGGACGCCGCCGGCTAACACCGGTCGGCCAGCTTTGCTGGCTGGTTGTCTGAGGGCTGCTTCACCACAAGCAAGGGGAAGTGATGGCTCAGACAGCCACGACGCTCCTGAACGTGCTCAAGGAAGCCTGGACAGACGACCAGCTCCAGAAGCAGTTCGAGGACGGCAACGGTCCGCTCGCACGGATCGAGAAGGTCAAGTCAACGATGATCGGCAAGCAGGCACAGGTGCCGATCCACAAGTCCCGCAACCTCGGCGGCTACACCAGCGTCGGGGCCGGTGGCGGCTCACTCAACACCGCAGGCAGCCAGGGTGTCGATCAGGCGTCCTACACCCTCGTCTACCACTGGCTCTCCATCGCTCTCGATACGAGCGCGCTCGTCCAGGCGTCCGGGAACAACGCGCAGGCAGTCGTCTCCGCGAAGGATCTCGAGATCGAGGGTGGCATCGAGAACGTCCGCCACCAGGCAGTCCGCCAGTTGATGACGAACGGTGACGGCATCGTCGCCCTCTGCGGCACCACGTCGTCAAGCACGACCGTTGCCCTGGGTGCAAGCCCGCACGGCACACGGTACGGGTATGACGCTCTCATCAGGGGGTGGCTGGGTGTCGGGTCGGTGATCGATATCGGGACGACGGCGGATACCGATGTCGTTGTGACCGGTGCGACCGTCTCCGCCATTTCGGCGGTTGCGGCCACACCAACAATCACGATCGGCTCGTCGGTCAGCACGACGGCGGACACCCACGCGGTGTACATCGCGAACCCGAACTCGGCAACGGCAGCGAACGCGGAGACGAACGGGCTGCGGAACATCGTCAACACGTCCGGTGCGCTCGGGGGAATCAACCCCTCGACGGCCGGCGAGGAGTTCTGGGCCGCAGCGGCCAGGGACACCACAACAACGGTGTTCAGCCTGGACCTCGCGCTCTCGCTTCAGCGGAGCGTGATGCAGGCGTCAGGGAAGCCGCAGACCGACGTCTGGACCGGACTCAAGCAGCAGGCCAACTTCTACAGCCTGCTACAGAACCAGGTCCGGTTCAGCTCGGACACGGAAGCAACAGCCGGGTCGGTTTCGACGGTGAAGTGGAACGGCATGACCGTTGACGCTTTCCCCGACGTCCTCGATTCCGACTGGGCGTGTCTCACCCTGTCCGACCTCTGCCGCATTAGCGGCAGTCTGTCCGGCCCGACGTGGGCGACCAACCTGAGCAATTCGGGTGGGCCTCTCCAGTGGGCTGCGGACACGACGTCGTTCAAGGACGCCGTGGTCTTTCCGATTCAGGTCGGCGCGAAGCGCAGAAATACCCACTCGATGGCCAGCGGGCTAACTGCGTAGTCAGGCCGCGAAGTGGATCTGGCCTTCGAGCCGGGTTGCTTTCTTTCGGTTACAGGACCGGCATGCGAGCTGCACGTTGGCTCGCGTGTCCGGTCCGCCGAGAGCGATGGGAACGATGTGGTCGATCTCGAATCCGTAGGGCTTGTATTCGAGGGCGATGCCGCAGTAGGTGCAGGCGCCGTTGTCGCGCTGGTAGATCTCGGTGCGGGTGTAGCCGTCTGACTCTGCGTTGGCGAGTCGGGCGCGGCGCTTGTGGACGTGGTCCGCGCGTTTGGTGGGGTTGTTCTTCTCCCACTTGCGCTTGTACTCACGGGCCTTCTCCGGGTTGGCGAGTGCCCAGCGACGTGAGATAGCGATCCACTTTGCCGGGTCGTTCTGGTAGTCCTGCCGTTTGGCATCACGCTTTGCCTCACGAATGGAAGGGTCGGCAGCAACGCGCCGAGCCTCTCGTTTGCGACTGGCCTTGCGGGATTCCTGTAGGTTCGCGTGATAGCGGGCTTTGACGTACGCGCAGTGGCAAGCCTTGCACTCGCTTCGTAGTCCAGTCTTGCTATTCGCGTTCTTCCCGTACTCGGTGAGCGGCTTGCGCTCGCCGCATTTCGTACAGGTCTTAGTATCTGGCTCGCTCATGGGGGTCGCTCCCTGTGGGCCGGCCCCTGGCACTCGCAAGGTGCGCGGGGGCGTTTTGTAGCTAGCGAAGTCTACTCCTGTAGGCGTCGTTCTTCCACCGTGGCCCACCCAGATTGGTGGGACTCCAAGTTCGAGGTTCCCTAAGGGGGAAACATCATGGCCGCAGCAGTTATCACTGTCACCCGACCCAGCGATGTGCGCGGGTGCGTGATCGGCAACAAGAGGATGTCGTTCCGTGACATCACCGCCAACACTGGTGACTATGCGGCGGGTGGGTTCACGCTCACGGCTGCGCAGCTCGTCAGCAGCGCGAAGCACATCGACTTCGTTTCGGTGGGGTCGATGGCGACCGATGGCACGTCAGGTGCGACGTGCGAAGTGGTCGGCATCAACTACCTCTCATCGGGTACGTCGGTGCAGTTTCAGGTCTACCAGACCGGCACGTCAGCGGACGCCCCGATGAACGAGAAGGGCGCCGAAGCCTACGCGGCAAACTTCACTTTCCGCGTGATGATCATCCACACCTAGATGAGCGCGCTCTGGACACCGAGAGGCACCAAGCAGGAGCATCTCGATAACACGGCCCAGTTCGCTCAGGCGGTCAGGAACGCTACGCATGAGGACCACATCTGTAGGCGGTGGAACCGAGAGCTTGAGCGCCTCGACCCGCTTCTGAGGATGGTGAAGGCTGACCACTATGTGATTGGTACCCCGCTGGTTGGGGGTGCCTATCACCTGCTGCGCGCAAACCAGGGTGCTCCGTTGTCGGTGACGCCGATCGTTGACAAGGATGGGGTGCCGTTGCCTGAACCACCCGGGCGGCTCCTTGAGCAGTTGACGTTGATGGATCTTCAGAACGAGAGCGTTGGGCGGATGCGGGAGCGGATCGCGGAGGAGGAGCGCCGCCGTGAGGAGCGGCGTAAGGAACTGGTTCGTGAGCAGAGGCAGGACACGATTCTTGAGCATTGGAAGGCCGTGTCGGAGACGAGTGTGTCGATGAACGATTCGACGCCTTGGTCGCAGAACGTCGCCGGTCGCCGGAAGGTGAAGGGCTGAACCTTGGCTCTCACCTTCGACGTGATGCTCACCATGCTCTACGCGAGAGGATTCGATTTCCTCAACGACGGGGGCGCTGGGGCTACGCGGGCGGCCCGGTTTGTGAATGATGCGATGCACCAGATCGACGACATGGAGCCTTGGCAATACCTCCAGGCTTCCACGACGGGGACGAGCCCGTTGACGATCAGCGATCTGGGTCGTATCGAGAGCGTGACTGACGTGGCGAACTTGAACGACTTGGCGTACATGCCCCGGCAGAACGTCACGACGCTGTATGCGGATCTGACGTTGACGTCGTCGGTGCCGACGTACTACTACGTCACGGGCGGCACCGTCGTCAACACGTTCCCGGTGTCGGGGGTGACGCTCACGGCGCGCTATTTCAAAGTCGCTGCGGATCTCACTGGTACGCAGGCCCCTTCGATGCCTGACCGGTTCCGGATGGCGATCGTTCACTATGCGGCGCAGTTGGCTTTTGCTGAGTCGAATATTCCGGATGAGGCTCAGTTGGCTGGGGCTGCTGGTGATGCGGTGGTGGAGCGGATGCGCGAGTGGAATCTGTTGTCCCAGGGGTCCGGGGGGCAGCAGCTCGTTACTTGGGGAACCAGCCAGGATTGGTGATAATGAGCGTCCTCGCCGGGTGCGATAATCGGAGGACTTACAAAGCGCCCCCGCGACGAGTGAACGTCCGGGGGCATGGCCCACAGGGAGCGACCCCCATGAGCGACCGGGAATCTACCGTGCCGTACGGCTATTGCCATTGCGGCTGCGGACGCAAGACGGCCCTCTCAACACAGACCCTTCCTGCCGCGATTACGTCTACATGATTCGAGGCGGCAAGGCTTGGCGAGAGATCTAGATGTCTCCGTTATTCAACGTGAGCCTGGACTCGTTTGCCGGTCTTGACCTTCGGGATGCGGTGGATGAGGGTGGCGGCGCGATCGACCTTCTGAATGTGGAGCTTGATCGGTCGGGCCGGTTGCGGTCGCGGGATGGGTACAGGAAGGTGACGGCGTCGGCTGGGGCTACGCGGTACGACTCGGTGTACCCGGTGGCGGCGGCGGTGCCTGTCTCGTCAGTGACGGCGAGTGCAGGAACGATGGCTGACGACAACAGCCACGGCACTATTGCCTGGTCGCCGTCGTCGTTGCCTGCGACGGTGTCCTTCAACGCGACCAGTCAAGTGTCGCATTACTTGAAGGCAACGAACTTCGGGTTCTCCGTCCCTTCGACAGCGACGATCCTCGGAGTTGTCGCCACCTTCACGCGCCAGGCTAATGACCCCGGCGCCAAGGTTGCCGATCAGTCGGTCAAGTTGTTGAAGGCTGGAAGCGTGGCAGGCACGGATCAGTCTGCAGGTGCGACTTGGCCCGGAAGTTCTGCGGCGAGCACATTCGGTGGTTCGACAAGCTTGTGGGGAACCACCCTGACTCCCACGAATGTGAACGGTTCGACGTTTGGTGTTGTGCTTGCAGCTACGTCGCTTGTGTCGCTCGTTACGGCGACCGTCACGGCGATCACGATCATTGTCTACTACCAAGTGACTGGGCAGTTGTTCGTAGCCGGTGCCGCTGCTTCTCGACTCGACCTTGTCGCTGTGGATGGCACCGTCACCACCACGGTCAGTACCGGCAGTGACACGCAGAGCAGCTACGTTGCCTTCGGCTCCCCAACCACTAGCGCGACGTACATAGCGAACAGCGGGACCACGATCCGCAAACTCGCAGGCACCACGTTCTCGACACCGAGCGGGATGCCGAAAGCGAAGTACGTGGGGTTGCAGACTCCGGATAACCGGCTGGTGGCGGCGAACGTGAACGTGATCCCGACCGGTGCAGGCTCGACTGCGTCCACGAGCCTCGTTCACTTCAGTGATGCGGGCACACCCGAAACGTGGTCAGCCAACAACTACGTCTACCTCATCCCCGGCGACAACGAGGACATCCAAGGCGTAGCGGTTTGGCGCAACCAGCTCTTCATCTTCAAGAGCACGAAGTTCTTCGTCTTCTACGGCAACAGCACGGACTCGACTGGGAACCCGGTCTTCAACTACCGGCGCGTAGACGGCGCGGGGCTAGCAGCCCCACAAGCCATCGGTGTTAGCCCGGACGGCGTGTACTTCCTTGACCGGCGCGGGATCTACTTCACGACCGGTGGCCCAGCAGCAAGGGTCAGCACACTCATGGACCCCCTGTTCATTGGTGGGGCGTCGGCGTTCTACCAGGCCGGTGCGATCAACCCCAGCGCCCTGGCCACGTCTTCGATGTGCTGGTACAACGGCCGCCTCTACACCGGCCTCCCACTCGGCACAAGCACGGCGAACGATCACACGCTTGTCTTTGACCCGCCGTCCGGGAACTGGATGCTGTGGGACATCCCGATGGGAGCCATGGCAGCCTCGCTGACCCAGCCCGGTGTCCTGTTGTTCACGTATGCGACGGGGACGAACGATGTGGGGCAGTACGCCCCGAACTCGTACACCGACGATGCCGGGACGGCGATCACGGCCCGGTACCGGTCGGCGCAGATCCCATTGGATTGGCGGGGCCGAAACCTCCGGTCCGGCATTCACGGCGTCGACAAGATCATCCGCGAGAGCATGGTCGACGGGTCCGGAACCATCTCGTACACGATCGGCAACCAGTGGACCCAACCCGCCAGCCTCCCGACCGCTAGGACGCTCACGCTCGGCACCGCCCCTCAAATCCAGCAGGCTCGTGACCGGACCGCCATCAAAGGCCGAGCGTTCAGTTGGCAGATCTCGGGGACGGCTCCGTGGAGTGTTGAGAAGGTTGTGTGGGGCATCCACGGCTACGAGCCGGCGGGCGCCCAAGGGGACGAGGGCCACTAGATGGGTCGTCTCGCTCTCTCGAACCCGTATATCGCCGGGACTCCTGGTAGTGGTCTGGGAGACCCGGCGCAGTTCGCTGACAATGCCCAGCAGAACTTCGATGATGTCGCCCTAGCGGTCGGAGACACCCCGCTGGTGAACACGCTTGACTCCCGCCTGTCGAATGCTCGGGCACCTACCGGTGCCGCAGGGGGCGCTCTCGCTGGAACCTATCCGAACCCGACGTTGGCTACGCATTTGGCTCAGGGGCAGTTTCAGTCGCATGGGTCTACGGGCGTCAAGGCGATCACAACCGGGTTCAAGCCCGTATTGGTCGAGTTCGACATCGTTCTCAACACGACGGTTCTTGGCGGCTCAACCTCCTTCTTTGTCGGTAAGGGCCAGATGGATAGTGCTGGCAACCAGATCGCTTTCCTTGTGTGCTGCGACCCGAACGCCCCGCTGGTTCTGACGACGGATTGGAACGCCAGCTTTTGCATCCTTTGTCGCGATCGGAGCGGGGCCGGGACATATACTGCGGTGTTCAGTTCGATGGACAGCAACGGGTTTTCTATGAATGTGACTGGTGCGAGTACTGCGTATCGCGTCCTCTATCGCGCGTACGCCTAAGGGAAGGATCACCGGGTGGCCAATTCAAAGCCTGTGGTTGCTGCGACCGATCCGAAGATTCAGGCGGCGATCGGCAAGATCAACGGGCGTCCTTCGCCGGCTCAGGTTGCTGCGTGGGTGAACGCCGGAAAGGCCGGGTCCACGCCTGCGTCTGCTCCTTCTACTGGTGGTCCCCCGGCTGCGGAGACGCCGGCTGCTGTTCCGGCGATCCCGTGGCATGACTCTGCGTACAACAACGCGATCAGCAACATCGGCACGAACACCGCGAACCTGTTGGGCAACCTCAAGGGCCAGGCGATCGGGCTCGAGCAGGACTACGGCATCAACGGCCCCGGGTTTGATCCCACGTCGTATGACCCGGCGAATCCGACGGGTGGGTTTTCGATCGATCCGAATGTCGATGTGTCGAACCCGTTCAGCAGGGCGGCGCTGTTGAAGAAGGCGTTCGATACGGCGCACCGCGGTGACGGCAACCGCATGGCCGCAAGTGGGCAGCTGTACAGCGGGGCGTATCAGAACGCCCAGAACGCTGACACGTTCAACTACAACGCGGGCACTGATTCGCTGCTGAAGGACTTCGGGTCACGATTCGGTGGCCTGTACGGCCAATGGCTCAACAACAACGTGGCTGCGAGCGGGCAGACATCGCAGGCTGACCAGGACGCCTTCAACCGCTACCAGGCGGGCGTGTCGAATGGGACGATCGTCCCGAGCTCACCGTATGGGACGACGGATAACCGGCCGACTCCTGGGTTCCATCCGGACCCGAACTACCAGAGCAATCCGAATGGGCTGGTTCCGGTGCAGACGGGGAAGAGCACGGCGCAGCCGACGACGGGGGCCGCGAAGTTCGCGAAGACGGTCAGGCCGAAGGTTCCTGGTGCTTTGAAGGGGGTGAAGTAGTTGGCTGGTTCGTATGGGTCGATGACGCCGGTGCAGATCAAGGCTTGGCAGGCTCGGGTTGCGGCGAATCCTCATGCGGCGTATGCGGCTGCCGCGGCCCACGCTGGGAAGACGGGCGGCGCTGGCACTTCGACCACTTCCACGACACCCGCTCCGAACAAGTTGACGCCTGCGCAGGCGAAGCAGATGATCGCCAACCAGCAGGTCGTTGCCCCCGGTCTCACGCAGGGGCAGCTCAATCAGAACGTCAATGCGGCTACGGCTCAGAAGTACGGTGATGCCCAACGGCTTCTGGCTGGTGCCCCTGGACGCGCTGAGGATTTCTACTCGCAGTATCAGCAGGCGATCAAGCAGGGGCAGGCACAGCAGGCTCAGGTGAATGCTGCGGCGACCGGCGGAATCCAAGCGTTGCAGGGTGGGTTGGATCAGGCGTCGAAGAACCAGTGGGCGGGGCAGTCTCAGGCGATGCAGGACAGTGCCGCTTCCCGTGGCGCGACGGTTGATCCGACGCTGGCGGACCAGGCGAAGAACGCGAGCACGGTCCGCGGGATCTTGACCGGTTCGTATGGGTCGATGTTGACGAATCAGGGCGCGAACGCCTCGACCAATCTTGTGAATCGTGGGGTGAATGCGAAGCAGGCTGAGGGCGAGCAGCTGTCGGCGGCGCAGCAGCAGTTGCTTCATTTGTTGCAGGACAAGGGGACGTTCAAGACGCAGGAGGCGTCGTCGCTGATTAGTGACGCTTCGAAGAACGCTCTGAATCAGGCGTTGGCGCAGAACACAATCGCGACAGGCAGCGCTAACCGGGCACTGACCAACACGGAGACAGCGACCAAGCAATTTGATCTGGCCTACACACAGAAGTACGGGCATCTCCCAACGACGAGCGCGATCGACCAGTACCGCATCCACTATGCGCAAACGCATGGCGGCAAGTTCCCCGGCACCGTCTCCACCAAGCCTGTGAACCCGACCGGCAAGGACGCCTACGGCAACACCAAAGCCCAGCGCGACTCGTACAACAACAGTTGGGATCGCGCCAAGTCCGGGGCGTCCCAGATCGGCTCGTCGGGTGACACCGTTCAGAGTCTCGCCCAATTGCTGATTGCGAAGTATCCGACGATCCCGCCGTGGATGGCTACCGCTGCGGCGCAGCAGCACGTCAACGGGTACGTGGCGCCTGGGTTCGTGCACCGGCTTGTCCAGCATGGTGTGGGCAAGGGCTACGCGACGCAGAAGCCGAAGGCCCCTGGTAACCCGACCGCGATCCCCGGGGTGCAGTAGTGGCTCGGATCATTGGGACGGGTGGCAGCGCAAAGGCTGTTGTGAAGCCAGCTGCCCGACCGGTGCTCGTCAGGAAGAGTGCTGCCGCGATTCCCGGTGTCAATCAGGTCGCGAAACCTCCAAAACCGCCGAAGGTTGTCCGGAAGGCCACGCAGACGGCGGCTCCCCGCACGGACGTTCAGTCCTCGGGCGCCGACTACGGCACGAAGAACGCCACGGCCTTCAAGAAGACCCCTGTGTTCAAGCAGACCGTCGCCGCTGTCAACCGCGCACAGGCCCCGGCGGTTCGTAGTTCCACTCCGCTCGGGGTGCCTGGCTATCCCGCCCCGAACATCAAGCAGCTTGCGCAGGCCGTGAGTTCGCCCGGCCATCAGGCGTACGTCAACCGTCTCATGACCGCTGACGCCAAGGCTTGGGCGGCAGCCTCTCGGGACCCATTCGTGGGCGCCGACCTTCTGCACGCCGCGGCGCATGCGTGGTCGCGCCTGTACAACAGGGGCGGCGGCGACACCACCAAGAGCGGCGGTAGCGGTGGCGGCGCGACGATCGGGCCGATAGGTGGCGGCCCTACCGGCAAGGCGTTCGAGGCGATCAAGGCGAACGCGGAAGAGGCCTACCACCATCCGGGTTCCACGGTCAAAGGACTTGTCAACCAGGTCACGGGTGCTGTTGGTGCTGCGGGTGATGTTGCGCTCCCTGTCCTCGATGCAGGCCAGCAACTTGTTACCGGCCACCCGGGGCGGGCGCTTGATGCGCTTGGTAGGGCGGGGCAGGGCGGTGAGCGGCTCGTCAAGGGCATGGTCAAGGACTACGAGAACCGGTACGGCCCACTCGTCGCCGGGGATTACAAGGCGTACGAGAAGAAGGTCCACCAGGTTGGTGCCGCCCCTGGCCTAACCGACATTGCGCTTGCAGCAACGGGCGGCTCGAAGCTGCTGCGTCCCGCGACCAGGGCTGCGGTAAAGCTTGTCCCTGGTGGTAAGGCTGCGCTTGAGGATGCGCGACCGGCGCTCAGGACAAGCGGTGGTGAACCGACGCCGCAAGCGTTGTCACGCAAGCCGACGAGGGCGCTTCTTCAGCGGGCACAGGACAAGGTTCGAGTGGTTGCGAACGAGGGCGGCCACGTCCCGCTCACGAAGCGCAAGGTGAAGATCGGACCGTTGCCGTCCCGCCGCGCGGACGAGCAGGGCCTCAAGCCTGCGTTGCAGCCTGTTCAGGCTTCGACGGTCGCTACCCGCCGCCCCGTTGAGGTCGTGCCCGTCAGCAAGCGCCTGACGGCTAAGGCGCAGCGTGTCGCCGTGTCCCGGGCATCATCGGACCTGTACATCAAGAACCGGCACGAGGCGACAACGGAGGTCCGCAAGGGCGCTGACAAAGCGTATGCGGGGTTGCCGAAGGCGCAGCAGCCTGCCGCCTTCCACACCCTCCAGGGTTTGATCCCGGTTCACGGCACGAAGGCCGACATCGTCGCAGCGCTCAAGGAACACCAGGCGCACCTGGTAGCCAACGAGTCACCGAAGGCGATCCCGCTTCTCAGGCCGCACACGGAACTTTCGACGGTCAATCATCTGATCGCGAACGCGGACAAGGTGTTCACCCCGAAGGGGCTGGATGCGCTCCGGGCGTTCCATGCGGGCGAAGTCGCGCGGGAGGCACGGGTCGCTGAGGGCAGCCCGGTGCTGCGGTCGGCTACAGCGGAGGCCCGGAGGGTCAGGCCGCAGGGCGAACGGCTCGGCATCCCCTACAAGCCCGTCGACCAGGCCGGGGCCGAGATCAAGGGCGCGGAGCGCGACACGTACAACCGTGCCTACACCGCCCAGGTCAAGAAGGCCGCAGCCGCGAAGGGATGGCCCGACCCGGCGTACTTCCTTCACAAGCCGCTTCCGCTCGCCAAACGATCCTCAGAGACCGCCGGCAACCTGTCCAAGGCCATTCAGGGGCCGAAGCGGTCAACCATGACGCTGTTCAACACCGGTCGCGCCATGACCACGCACGCCGCCTACCGCGAAGGCTTGTTGAACACGATCAAGGCCAAGCACCAAATCTCGGCGGTTGCTGACGTAGCGCACCAGCACGCCTACCAGTGGTCGCTTGGCCCGCAGGGTATCGGAGACACCGTCCACAACCTGCTCCTCGAGGCATACCGGCAAGGGGTCCGGCCGGACGAGTTGACGTTCGTGAACTTCGGGGCGATGCACAAGACCGCCGACGGACTTGGTGTCGCCCAGACCGCTGACCAGGCGGCCGTCAACGACGCGCTCCGCAGTTCGGTCATCAAGGGATCGACCGCGCAGGGGATGGCTGACGCCGGGACACTCACACCCACACGCGGATTCGTCGCTGTCCCGCGCGGGGTTGGTGAGGAACTCCTCAAGGCAACGAAACCGAGCGGGAAGCTGAACCGGATAGCCGGCCGCGCACAGGGCCTTCAGTCGGCTGCGATCCTCGGATTGAACCCGTCGTGGTTGCCGATGCAGGTCGCAGCGAACACGTTGCAGTCCACGATCGGGATGCACGGCAACCTCCTCGACTACGCCCGAGGGACCAGCGACTACCGGGCGCTCGACCCCGCCCACCAGGCCATCGTTGACAAGGCGCTGGGCGCGTCCCTGTCGGAGGGCCACTCGAACATGGCGCACCTCGGCTACCACCAGGGCCGGGTGGCGAAGGCGTTCGAGAAGGCCGGCCAGATCCCCGTCGTGAAGTTCAAGGGCAAGGCTGTCCGGTTGACGGATCTGAATCCGGTGAATCTGACGTTCGCCGGGGACACGCTGAACAACAATTTCTTCCGCCGCAACGTCTTTCTGAACGAGATCAAGCGCCAGCAGTTCCGTGACCTCATCGGCAGTGTGGGGTTGGCGCAGGCGTCGCTCAAGCAGGTCAGCGGGTTGCTCGACAAGACCAATCGCCTTGAGCAGTTGAAGGCTGTGCTGGCCGATCCTCGGCGGGTGGAGGAGGCCGCCCGCTACACCGACCGGGTCCTTGGCGACTACCTCCGGTTCACGGCGAACGAAAGACGGTTCGCGAAGCCGACGATCATGTTCTACGGCTTCATGCGCTACGCCACAAAGACGCTGTTCTATACGCTGCCTGTTCATCACCCGTTGGCCGGGGCGATCGCACTGAAGCTCGGCCAGCTTCACAACGAGGACATCTACAAGATTTTCGGGACCCGGAATCTGCCGCCGTGGGTGCTTTCCAGGTCGTACGAGTACGACAACCACGGCAAGCTCATCGTGGACACGCATGGCAACCCGAAGTACCGGGACCTTGCCCGGATCAACCCCGTCACCGGCCCCGTCACCGACGCGGTCACGAGCGGCTACAAGTCGCTGGCCGGCCTGATCTCACCACTGTTCCAGGGTGCCGCTGATCTGATCGCTGGGGAGACGGTGCAGTCGGGGCTTCCGTTGCGGTTGCACGGGTCTGCTGAGAAGTCAACACCTGACCTCTTTTCAGTGACCGGGCTACGGGTGCTGCTGAACCGTGAGGCGTCCTCGACGTTCCCGGGCCGCGTGTTGATGAGCTCGAGCGGGCAGACGCAGGGCGACGACGCTTTGCCGTTCAGTCCTCGCCCGGTGGTGTACAAGACGCAGGCCGCGCAACAGCGGGACGCGCAGCGCATCCTCGCACGGCCAACTTTGGGGCAGCAGTTGTTTCCGCTGTTCGAACCACGGACGGACACGACCAAGCAGTACCTCTCTACGCATGGGCATGGTCCGACGGCGCAGATCGACAAGCAGATCAAGGCCGGGAAGGCGCAGCTGAAACTGCTGGCTCCGGGCGGCAGGGTGCCATTGGATCAGTACGGGTATCCGGTGAAGGCGTACGCGGATGCGGCTGGCCGAGTTCGGGTGCTTGAGCAGCAGCGCGCACAGATCCTGAAGACGCCGAAGCGGCCGGTGTTGAAGCGTCGGCCGCTGACGACCCGGGCCGCGCTGATCAGGTCGATTGAGCGGGAGCGTAACGCGAATGTCAGGCAGCAGTTGCTTGATGAGGTTGCGCGTGAGCGGGAGCAGGCGAAAGTGAACGCGGGCGGCTGATGGCTCTCACGATCCCCCAACTTCAACAGCTCTGGATCAACGCCGGGGGCAGCCCGAAAGACGCGGTCGTGATGGCGAACATCGCGCAGCGCGAGTCCAGGGGCAACCCGGCCGCGCAGAATCTCAACGCTGGGACTGGGGATCATTCGATCGGGTTGTGGCAGATCAACCAGCTTGCATGGAAGGGCCAGTTCGGCAGCGATCAACAGTTGAAAGACCCGTTGGCGAACGCCAAGGCCGCCGTCGCTGTGATGAAGCGGCAGGGGCCCACTGCGTGGTCTACGTATAACCCGGCCGTGGATGCGAAGTACATTGGCCAACTTCCCAAGGGGGTCGCTCCGTCCACGCCTGGTGGCGGCGCAGCGATGTCGAAGGCGGCTGCCCCTGCTCCCGGTGGGGTATCACGGGATGCGTTGATGCAGTTCGTCCTGGCCGGCGGTACGGATAACGCGAGCGCGGTACAAGGACTCGCGGCCGGGTTACAAAACGCCCCGACAACCACAGCGCGACCTAAGGCCATTCGGCCGGCGGCCGCTCCTAGTGTGGGGACGGGTGGTGTGAAGATGCTGCCCGTTGGTGGTGTCGCCGGTGGGTTCTTGCCGAAAGGCGCGACCTACAGCCCAGGACGGGCGGACCAAGGCCGCGACGGTTCCACAAGTCCCGGTGGCGCGATCGTCGCCCCCGGCGCCGGCAAGGTCCTCAAGATCGGCAGTGACCCGAACGGGTTTGGTCCACGCTACCCGATCGTGCAGTTCAGTTCGGGACCGTACGCGGGCAGGACGATCTATCTCGGGCACACCCTTGCCGCACTGCCTGCTGGTGCGTCGTTTCAGCCTGGGACAGTGCTCTCCCACACCGGCACTCAAGGGGTTGGGAACGCGACGACTCCGGGCTGGTTTGAGATCGGGTTCGCACCCGGCGATAGTCCTGGCAAGTGGGGCCAACCAACACCGTTTCGCTGATGAATCCCGGACCGGGCGAGTCGGGTGGCCGCCGCGCCTACGAGCGGCCGATAGACCCGTCAATCGAGATCTACGTCCAAGAGCAAGTCAGTGCCACCCGCCACCTGCTGCGTAACGAGTTTACCGAGGCGCATCTCAGTCTTTCCAATCAGGTTGCTGCGATGCGCGCCGATCTCGCCGCTGCCGCGCTTCAGAACGCTGAGGAGCACGCCGAAGTCAACGCCGGTCTCCGCGTACTGCGGTCCGATCTGGTGGGACTCAAAGCAATGCGAAGCGACGTTGAGGCGTTGAAATCTGAGGATCTGGCCGACCAGCGTGCCGCTACCGCTGTCCGCGAACTGCGGCGTTGGATGCTCGGATTGGCAGGTCTGATCGTTGCGGCCGCTACCGCCATCGGCGCGTTCGCCGGCCACTAGTAGCTACTAACCAACAAACGAGGAATCCATGTCTAGCCATCCTGGTTACAAGACGACCGAGTTCTGGGTCACGACGGTCCTGATCGCCCTGACGCAGCTCGACGCGCTGCATGTCGGCGGCGACAAGGGCAAGGGCATCCTGACTGCGCTACTTGCGATTGGGTATGCGCTTTCGCGGGGGCTCGCGAAGAACGGTGCCCCGGCTGGTGACGGGTCCGTGCTTCCGGGTGTGCCGGTGACCGATCCGGCCGTCGCGGCCCCGGATGTTGGGGATGCCGGTATCCCGGTTCCTGGGTCATCGAAGGCGAAGCCGGTGAAGAAGTGAGCGCGTCCGGTCTCAACCTCAGAGATCGGCGGGTCGTCCGGCACATCGTTGCTCAGGGCTGCGCTCGTCTTCTCGCCAATCCCGCCGAGGTTCACTACACCCAAGGCCCAGATCGGTGGGATGGCATCGCGCATCACAAGACGCTCGGCCACCAGGTCTTGCCGTTTTACGGGGACTGTTCGAGTACCGCGACGTGGCTGTTGTGGCTTGGCCTGCATGTCCAGTTCGGGCTTGGTGACAACGTCAACGGCGCGAATTGGACGGCCGGGTACACGGGCACGATGCTCAGTCACGGCCGCGATGTGACGCACCGGCCGTTGAATTGTGGGGATCTCGCCATCTACGGGCATGGCGCCCCCGGTGAGCATGTTGCTGTGTGTCTGGGCGGGGGGATGGTGTTTTCGCATGGCAGCGAGGGTGGCCCGTACAAGCTGCCGCTCAGGTACCGCCCGGACCTTCTCGCCATCCGGAGGTACATATGAGCGTCAAGACGGTTCTCATTATCGTGATTCTGGTTCTGCTGGCAGTATTCCTGGCTCGCCGCGTGTAAGCATGGGCACGGTCCCGCTGCGCGAACACTTCGAGGCGCTACTCAGCGAGCGTGACAAGGCGCTCGCAGTCCAGACAATGGAGTTGCACCGGCGCCTCGACGGGCTCAACCATGCTCACGACCAAGCGGTCGAAGTTCAGCGAACGTACGTCACGGAGGAGAAGTTCGATGCGTTCGTCGCCCGGTTCGAGGAGAACAAAGCGGTGACGGCTGAGGCGTTGACGCTTGCGCGGGGGAATGTGCAGGGCCGTACTGAGCGCAGGGGCGATCAGGCGCGAGGGTTGGGGTTACAGATCGCTGCCGGATCATTGTTCGTGGCGGTGTGTGCGGTCATTACGGTCGTGGCAACGCGGGGCGGCTGACATGGCGACCAACCAAACATGCGCGATACCGGGCCGTCATTCCCCGAGGCCGCTCATGTGGGAATGGCACCATCTGGTTCCTCGCGCCTTTCAGCGCTCGTGGCACCCGCCCGACGTCACCCCGGTCGATGATCCCGTCTACGGCCCCGTCTGGATACCTGACGGTGTGTGGCTCTGCCGAACCCATCATGGGAATGTTCATCAGGGCGGCATCGTCCCTCTGATGCGCGGCGTGAAGCCGACCGGCAACAGGGCTGAGGTTGCGATGGCGCAGCGGGGGCTCGACTTGTGGGTTGCTCATGGTGGCGATCTTGATAGCCTTCGGCATGCAGGTCTCTGGGGAGAAATCTAGACCCGTAGTTGAGGGTTGCGAAATCGTCCGCCCTTGTTGGGCGAAGGCGCTTCGGCGCGATAGCCTCGACCAACCGTCGAGGGTTCCTACGGGGGGAGAGATCCGATCCGTTTCATGTTCACCGTGGCCGCCCTTGTGGCGGCCTTCGTCGTTCCGGGGGCGTATGCGCGCCCCGCAGACCACAAGCCATGTCCTGACTCGTGCGTCGCCAGAGTCAAGCACCGCGTCCACCACCAGCACGTCGAGGCCCGTCACCGGCGGGAGGCGAGGGAGTGGCGCTATTACCGGGCACATCCGATGCCGTACTGCACCTGGGGGCCGGAGTCGGGCGGTAACTATCGCGCGATGAATCCGACCTCTAGCGCTGGCGGGAAGTATCAGATGCTCAATCAGACGTTTCATACCTATGGTGGCCCGTTTTATGGGACGGGCCATGATGCTGCGTATGCGCCTCCGTTGGTGCAGGAGCGGGTTGCGCGGCGGGTGCTTCGTGGTCAGGGGTTGGGTGCTTGGGCTAACTGCTGAGGCTTTGAGAAGATGGTGGTTTGCGGCCCGCTTCGGCGGGCCGTTTGCCGTTCCCTTGACAAACCGCCGTAGGGTTGCGTAGTGTACGTTCGGATGGCGACCACAGCGACGGAACCGACCTACGTGCAGTTCTCGATTCGGGTCACCCCCGACGTGTTCGAGCGGCTGAAGGCCATCGCTGACGCCGCCGGTCGATCCATGGCATCTGAGATTCGTCTGCTCGTCAACGACCATATCGAGACCCAAAGGAACCGCACGTGACTACCATCAAGACCAGGCTCAAGGCCGTCAAGAACATCCCCCTCAGCGCGGGCGGCCACGACGACCCTGCCGACCACATCCCCGGCGCGTTCTGCGCGATGGAGAAGTTCGCGTACGTCACCGGCCAGTCCTGGACCGACAACCCCGCCAACTGCTGCCCGACCGTTGGAGCGTTTATCCGCCGCTACCAGGACGGGACCGACCAGGCGGGCCGTGACGATCTGGACAAGTGGATGTTCAAGCCCGCCAACCTCGACCGCCTGTTGGCGACCGCTGGGGATGGGAAGCGCGAGCAGCGCGGCTACCTCGCCGCTGACTGGGCGATCCGTGTCGCCCTCCCCGTCTGGCTCGACGCCGCGACGTCCACCGAGGCCGCCGCGATGCTGCGCGCCCTCCCGGAGATCACGGACGCCAAGACCGCGAGCAAGGGCCGTGCGGCCGTAGCGAAGGCCCGCAAGGGACTCCCGGACTATTGGGCGTGGCGCAGCGAACTGCGCGCCAAGGTCGAAGCTGCGGTGACCGAGGCGTTGAAGGACAAGAAGGCTGCCGCTGCCGCTGTCGCTGACGCTGCCGCTGCCGCTGACGCTGCCGCTGTCGCTGCCGCTGCCGCTGCCGCTGTCGCTGCCGCTGCCGCTGCCGCTGTCGCTGACGCTGCCGCTGTCGCTGACGCTGCCGCTGTCGCTGACGCTGTCGCTGCCGCTGCCGCTGTCGCTGTCGCTGACGCTGCCGCTGACGCTGCCGCTGTCGCTGCCGCTGTCGCTGTCGCTGCCGCTGCCGCTGACGCTGCCGCTGCCGCTGCCGCTGCCGCTGCCGCTGTCGCTGACG